GCATCATTTCGGCAATAATGCCTACACATTGTGCTTCATCTCATTCGACTTTATCGTTGACACATGGCCTGCTGGAAATACAAAGGTGCGGCTTGCGGGTGCTTGCCAATCGGCTGATTGGAGCAAGTCGGCCCTTCAGCATTGGATCACGCGACATGACGATGGCACGCTGCATTGGGAACTTGAGATATTTTATGACGGGTCGAGTTCCGTAGTTCTTTATAGTCCTGCGCTGACGATCGGCAATAAATACCACGCAGAAATATATTGGAACTCCACCTCCATGCAGTATGAAGGGCGCATTGACGGAATCCCCATCGGCTCCGGAGCGCTGTCAGCCGGATGTGCTGCGGATATAGGTCATTTCGACGTTGGCATATCGCAATACGGCAACAATGCCGGCAGCGGTGTTCTGTTAATCGACAATATAGACGCCAGAGCTTACCCGCTTATAGAAGTCGGTTATGGAATTGACGAGCTTTCCGTTATCGAAGCTACCGGAAAATCTCTTGCAGATTCCGGTACAGGCGTAGACGCCCTTACCACCGTCCAGACAAATCAAGTGGCTCTTGCCGATGCCGGCGCTGGATCGGACGCCCTGGCGATTGCGTCAGCTTTGCCTCTCGCGGAAACCGGATCGGTGATCGACGCGCAGACCCTCGCGGCAGTTACCGCAATCGTGGAATCAGGAGCCGGTATCGATGCCTTGACCGTTGCTCCTACGGACCAGAAGGCTCTTGCCGATTCCGGTAGTGGAACGGATGCCCTTTCGCAGATTCAGGCTGCAACGGCCCTACTCGAGACGGGCGCTGGTGTAGACGCTCTTTCCACAGAACAGACCGCACAGAAACCTCTCGGGGATACCGGGTCCGGAGCTGACGCGCAGGCGATCCAAGTCGATGTTTTTATAAACGTGGTGCATTAACATGGCGATATATTACGTCGATCAGACTGGCGGGGATAACGGAAACACCGGCCTTGCCCCGGATGCGGCTTGGAAAACGATATCGAAGGTAAACAGTTCCTCCTTCTCCCCCGGGGACTCCATCCTGTTCAAGCGGGGCGAGACGTGGCGAGAGCAGTTGACGGTTCCCTCCTCCGGCAGCGCGGGCAATCCCGTCACGTTCGGAGCGTACGGGAGCGGGGAGGCCCCTAAAATCACAGGCGCGAACATCCTCGGGACGAGCGGATGGACACTGTACGACACGAATACCTATCAGAAAGCCCTCACTACCGACCCCGGCAACTACGTCCTTGAAGACGGTTCCATGATGACGAAGGTCGCATCGGCCGCGGCGGCGGTTTCGACGGAGAAATCCTTCTACTGGGCATCGAACGTGATCTACATCCACGCCACGGGCGGAGTGAGTCCGGAGACGAACGGCAAGGTGTACGAGACGCCGATACGATCGTGGGTTTCGTCAGTAGGCGGGAATGACTATGTGACATTCGATGGGCTGATTCTGGAGATGGGTCAGGGCACTTCGTTTCTTGTACAGGCCGACGGAGCGCAATCGTTCACGTTGAAAAACAGCACGCTTCGATACTCCAACTTTATCGGCCTGTGGGTCAGCGATTCTCCTAAAACGAACACGATGGTTCTGGATAACAACTCTTGGAGTTACATGCCGGCCGGCTTTTACATGCACGGGGACGACATAACAGTAAAGAATAACTCCCTCTCGCATATCAATCGAGGGATTGAACTCAGGGACGTGGACAACGCACATTGTCAGAACTTCCTCATCGAACATAACACGTTAACTGACTTGGGTTCGTCTATCGAAACAAATGCTGGGCTTATATTCGATAGCGACACCTACTCTGATAATTCGGACTATCATCAGGGTGTTGTGAGGTATAACTACTTTGATAGATTACAAGGACGTGCTGTTGACGGGTTCTTGGGCAACTCGGAAATATACTACAACATCATCAAAAACATAACCGAAGGAGCGGTTGGCTCTGCGATTGGGCTTGAGTTAAACGGGAAGAACAATACCGCATACAACAATGTATTTTATGAGTGCGGTAATTATGGCCTGTTTCTGAACAATGATCCGGTCGCAGGAGACGTGGCGAACGTCGTAAAGAACAATATATTCTATTCCACCTTGATAAATCACATCATAGCGGTATCTGCCGGGGTTGTTGCCGCAACGCCTCCGATAATAAACAACAACATCTATTGGATGGGTTCCGGCGGCGAGACGAAGTATCAATGGGGTGCGACCGATTACACCTTCACGAACTGGAAGACGCAATCAGGCGGAGATGCCAATTCGATAGAAGTAAACCCTCTTTTCGAGTCCCCGTCCACTTCCGACTTCCGCCTGCGATCCGGTTCTCCCGCGATCAATACCGGCGTCGACGTCGGGCTGACGGAGGATTATGAGGGTAATACCGTACCGTTCGGGGCGTCGGTAGACATTGGGGCTTATGAATACGGATTGGAGGGCGAGACCGGCACCGGCGTCGATGTCCTGACAGTTCTGGAAACGATGGAGAAGTCCCTGTCGGATTCCGGTGCCGGCGCCGATCTGATCGCCGCTTTAAGCTCCATCCTTGTGCTTGCCGATACCGGGGCTGGCGTGGATGGCCTCACGATCGAATCCGAAGATTACCTCACCAAATCCATATCCGACTCTGGCGCCGGCGCGGACGCTCTGGCCCTCGCGGTCACTCAACCCCTTTCCGATGCCGGGGTGGGGAGTGACGCCCTTACCATTCAGGAGACGGTATTCAAGGCGCTGGCTGACGCCGGAAGTGGCGTTGATGCCCTCACTACCCTGCAAACCGTTGTAAAGGCTATTGCGGACTCCGGATTCGGCCTGGATGCTCTGATCCTGGCTGCTTCTTTGCCGCTTGCGGATTCAGGCTCCGGAGCGGATCTTGTCTCGATTCAGTCCTTGCTTGCCCTCGCAGATACCGGCGCTGGCGTCGATGCGATGAGCAAGGAAGAATTCGTAGACTACATCTTCAAGACGCTGCTCGAGACGGGATCCGGGACGGACGAACTCGCCGGGATCCAGGGATCTATCGCCCTGCTTGACGCCGGCACGGGTGCTGATGCCGTCGCGGTCATGGCGGCGACCATCCTCGAGGACGCCGGATCCGCATTCGATTCCATGAGTGCGGAAGAATTCATCTTAATCATCCAGAAAGCCCTGGCAGACGGAGGATCTGCGGTGGACGCGATCGCGGAGTTACGGGCCGCGATTGATTTGCAGGAATCGGTATTTGGGCAAGATATACTGGCGAAGTACCTATCTCAACCGGGGTTCACGAAAATATGCTTTATCTTCCAGAAACGAAGGGATCATTTCAGGATCCAATAATGACGGAAAAACCCCAAAAGACGGAAGTGGTCTGCAAGGCCATCGTTGCGTGTTCCAGTTGTAAGAAGGGGATCCCCTGCAACATCACGGTCAAGATAAGCGAAAAAGATGTACTACTGCGGATCGTCCGATTCCAGGCTGCTATGCGCCGGATGAAAGCGAAAGATTCGTTACTCGCGCTCGTTGGGGAGATCGCAACCGAAATCATACGGCTGCGGAAGAACGAGGAAAAGCTGCGGGGTTATGGCGGGGTGACGCAGCCAAAGTATCTCCCCCCGGAGTATACTCCCCCCGAAGTCGATACCTGTCCCTTTTGCAATAAAAATCGGCCGTGCAGCATAGCGACACGGAAGAACCGGATTGATATCCTCGATCGGGTTGCAGCTCTGCGGGAAAGGCTGAAAGACCGGAGGACAAAAGAGCCATTGTATTGCATACTCGAGGACTCGCTGTTGGAGATCCGCAACCTCCGGTCCCGCTTGGAAATCCTGAAAGGGAGAAAATAATGCGGCTGATATCCGACGATCCTTTCGGCATCATCTGTGTCTACATGGAAGCAGAAGATCAGCCTTACGACGGGAAACTCGCCGTTGCAGAAGTCATCCTCCGGAGGAAAACCCGCAAGTACATGAGCGACGGATCCGTAGCAGGAACCGTTCTCCGGAAATCTCAATTCAGCGGCTTCAACACGGAGGCCAAGAACCGGATCCGCGCCTTCAAGCTCGATACGACGGACCCGAACGCGAATGATTGCGTCCGGGCATGGGAAGAAGCAAAGCGGGGAAGTGAAATCGTCCCGGGCGTCCTCCACTACTACAACCCGAAGCTTTGCTCCCCTCCCTGGGCCAAAGACGCCAAGGTGGTAAAAGTCATTGGCGACCATTGTTTCGTGATCGTTAAAGAATGAGCCTGAACGTGCCGATAGATACCGCGATCCTTTTGGTGGCGTTGGTGGTAATCCTGTTGACGTTATCTGACGATTAAAGGAGGAAGGAAATGCAAGCTTCATCGGTAATCATGCTGGTCATAACTGCGTTGATCGTGGGTTTCGGGGTCGGGTTTTTCGTCGGTGGGAAGCATAGGGACCGGGTATTGAAGGCGGCGGGGATCATCAAGGGAACAACGGAAGATATCGCCGCTGCGCTCAAGGCCGCCGGCAAGAAGCTTTGAGCGAACCCGGGCCTCCCCAGGATTGGTTCGAGAGGGTACTGCGAGATTTCGATCAGTACCTCGGGACCTGGGTTGGCCTGATGCTGGCCTCAACGATCCTGATGGCTTGGGTCGAGAAGATGTTCATGTGGCGCCTGTGGGATCCGGAGAAGGAAATGTACCTGAATGTCCCGATGTTTCCTACTCCGGAATGGTGGACAAACCCCCTGGGGATCGTGGCTGCACTCGTCACCCTATGCCTCGGGAAGCTCGGGGTCGGGTACTTCGTGAATTCCCGATACAATTCGGAACGCGGAAAACAGCCGGAAGCGCGAACCGATAAACCAGCGGAGTCGTAGGGAGCTATGGGGTCAAAGCTATGGATTTGGGCGAAGGGGAACAAGATTCCTGCGGTGGTCATTGTCTTACTCTTGATTCTTGTCCTCGCAAGTGCGAGCGATGGGTGGTCTGCAAGGCGCATGGCTGCACGGTCATTCGACCTCGCCCGGGGGTGGGCGAAAGCGTACCAGCGGGATACGAGTGCATCGAAGAAGGAGTACGAGGCGAAAATAAAAGGCTTGTCGGACGATCGAGATGCCTACAAGAAGAAATGGGAGGATGTTAAAAAAAAGATGGACGCTCCGTGGACTCCCCCCAAGGGGGGGAAGGAATTGAAAGAGCGATTTGACCGCCTGGGGTATGAAGGAACCCTCCGATGAGGATCCTAGCCCTCCTGCTGGCGATCTCGTTCATGCACTCCACGGTCCTTGCCGATGAGATATGTTTCCCCCTGGCCGATGGAACCCGGATGCTGCAAGACATTGAATCTCTGCCCCTCTGCCGCGCCGCGGTTTGGGCCTGTGAGGATTCCATTAACTCTTGCGAGGCAAGGGCTGACGCGCTCGAGAGCCGGGTAATTGAGCAGGACAAGGAGATCGAGGAAGGGAAGAAAACAATCGAGGACACGGTGAACGCCGGCGAGGAAGCCGCGAAGATCGCCGCGGGACCTTGGTATCAGCGGATCCTTACCGCGGGGAAGTGGATCGCGCTCGGGGCCTTGTTCGGGCTTGCCGTGGGAGTGAGCAAGTAGCTTGCTGGAGGGTCCCGATCCTACAAACACCTGTTGCGAGGAACTGGAAGAAGCAAACAGGAGCATGGTACGGCTCATCGCGGCGCTGCTGGACGCCCGGGATACATACACCCTGGGCCATGCAGCTCGAGTATCCAGAATGTCTTGTGATTTTGCGAGGATCCTCAAGATCGAGGAAGGGGAGATCGCTCGGCTGGAAAGAGCGGCGCTTCTCCATGATATCGGTAAGGTGCAGATTCCCGATTCCATCCTCCGGAAACGCGGCAAACTGAACGCCAAACAAGAAGAATTGATGCGAGAGCATCCCGTTACCGGAGCGAACATCTTGTGGCTGGCCCCGATCCTCCATCAGTACATCCCCGTCGTTCGCGCTCATCACGAATGGCACGATGGGAACGGCTATCCAGACGGCTTAAAGGGCGATCAGGTCCCGCTACACGCCCGGATTATCTCCCTGGCCGATGTATTCGATGCGATGACCTCGGATCGGCCGTACAGGAGGGCGCTATCCACGATAGAGGCAACAGAAGAAATCCTGCGCGTCAGCGGGACTCAATTTGACGGGGGTATGGCGGAGGAATTCGTCCAGATGGTCGGGGATCCAGGATGGAACCCCTGATTCATTTCGCCGCATGGGTCCTGATATGCGTGGCGATCATTTTCGCCATCCTTTACTTACGCTACAAGGCAGAAAAGCGCCGATGGGAGCGGGCCTACCGGAAATACATGGAAAACATAAGACTCAACGACCTGAAAGAGAAGGACCCTTATTCCGATCCCTTATCCGCTTCACCAGCTCGTCAAGGCAGTACAAGCAGATTTCATGCTCCTGCTTGCCGGCGAGGACCGGGCAAGCCGGATCGCTCCATTGGCAGCCGTGAACCGGGCAGCATTTCCGGCCGTGGTAGAAGGTGATCTTCACCACGGGATATCGTCCTCCTTGGGATCGGATCCTTTTGAGGTAGGCGCTGCACTCGGGGCAGCTTTCGCAGCAGGGGAAGAAGTAACAATGGGGGGTTGAACATTCGCCGGCGCCGTCGAGGGGTCCCGGTTGGAGGCGGTCTTTGACGGCGAAACAGATTTGGCAGATCGGCATGGGTGTTTTACTTCTCCTTCTTCCGGCTCGATCGCTTGGAACCAATCGTAGCACTCGGGGCAATCAGAACAGCATGAGGGCTTAAAACAATGCGGAGGATCGCATGGCCCCTCCCCGAAGATGGAAGGGGCCATTTCAGCGATACAAAAACAATATGGACACAAATCAGGCACTATGCTTCCCTTGGTCTACGACGATTGTTCGCTTGTGATTTTGGTGTAGCCCACCGGCAATTCCCTGGGGTATAGTTTCCGTCATTATCTATCCGGTCAATGGTCATCCCTGTGGGGCGCCGGCCCATGTCCTCGAGGAAGTTCTCGAAGCTGTCCAGCCAACGATCGCAAACCTTGATACCGCGGCCCCCGTAGTATTTATACGCGGAAGTATTTTCATCGTTGCATCTACTTTTCATGCCCGTCCATGTCCTGTATTCGGGGGTGCGCCCATGAACACTCTCGCCGTGCTTTTTTTTGACCGATGACATATTTTCCCAGGCAAAACACCCGCATGATTTTGTATTGCCACTTCGCAAATCTCCACCACTTACGATTGCCGTTTTTCCGCAATCACATAAAACCTTCCACATGGCGGCATGAGCGCGGTTGCTTCCAGCCAAGGAAATTGCGGTCCAGCGTCCGAATTTCTGTCCGGTGATATCTTTAATTGCCCATGTAGTTTTGGTTCTCATGTGATTGCTCATATTATTTATTGTGGAGCTTTACGCTCATCTCCTGGTAGATAAAAGCCAGCTTCTTCTTGTCAGAAGCCGAAATTGTCCCGCCCTCGACTTCGCGCTTCCACGCCATATCCAGCTCGGTCGGGTTGTCAGCTCCGCGGAGGATCGCGGCAATCGCGGAAACTACCCCGGTCCCTACATCGGCCTCGGTCCCATTCGGGGATCCTGGGGCAACCTCGGGGGCCTTTTTCTCGGCTGGCGGCTCCTTTTTTGCGGCTTTGGTCTGTTCGTGCTTTTTCTCCGGTTCGGCTGTCTTTTCCGGCTCGGGCTTCTTTTCTGTGGCGAGATCCCCCGCGGTTTTCTCCTTGATCTTGTCCTTGAGGCCGGCAACTCCCTTCCCAGGAGTGGCCTTCTCGGGCATTTTGAAAAGCTGCTCGGGGGTAGACTCCCCCTCCTTGAGAGCTGTTGCCATGCCCTTGAGGACCGCCAGCTCGTCCATCCCGATATCCTCGACGCCTGGGATCTCGAGCGTGGCGCAGATCGCGTCCGTGGTGATCCCCATCTTCTGAAAATACTCGATCATCTTGGAGCGTTTGTTCACCAGCGTTTCGACCGTGCCAATGGCGGTCTTTCTGGCGGCCTCGTACATATCGGCCCAAAACGCCTTGGGGATCCCCTTGAGGACGGCGTTTCGGAAGGCGATCGACGCGGCCGCGTTGCCCGTGGTGGAGATCATGTCGGTGTTGTACCGGCGCCCGTGCTTGTCGGTGATCCGGCGCTTGATCTCGAGGGCGATCGTCACGTTCCTTTCAACGTCGAAGAAAAACCCCTGGGCCGTGATCGTCTCGTTGTCCTCGCTGATGATCCTGGCGCCGGCCCGGGAATTCCCCCATGCGCTAATGATGATCTCCGCGAACCTGGCGCTCGGCCCCTCGATGGTCTTTCCCCCTCGAGGGACGGCGTAGATGCAGCCCTCCGCGATCGACTCGGTGAGGGTAGCCATCGTCATCGCCTCGTCGCGGAACCGCTTGACGCTCCGCGGGTACTTTTTGGCCGTGTCCACTTGCTGCTCGATCTCGGACTTATTCAAGATCGCCAGGGATCCAGCGTCGATTCGGGCCAGCTCCGTCCCGGACCCTTCTTCTCCTTCTGTCAAAACAACATCGCTCATACGGCTACCTCCTTCTTCGCCCTGCTCTTGCGAGGGGCCTTGAACATGGCGAGGACCGCGGCCCCCACCTTTTTTGGATCCGTTCCTTCCACGACAACCTCCCTCATGGGAGATCCATCAAAATATCCATTGACGATGTATCCATTTTCTTTTTCTTCGACCTCCACCCTCATAAACTCCCCCCTTTCACGGGTATTTTGCTCGGGGATACCAGGAACCTCCGGACCCCCGGCTTGACGGTTGTATGCTTCTCGATCAGCGGCGGTGGGACCATCGGCGTCAACTCCCGGGCGATCCCCTCCCAATCAATCTTCTCCGTGTCCTTTGTGGCCTTCCAAGTGACTTTGCCGAAGTCCGATAGGATACCATCGTTCTCCCCAATCTCGGCCTTGATGATGTTTTCGATGAGAGATTCTGTTTCTTCAAGCTCCTTTTTCGTATTCCGGACAACGATCAATTCCGCGATATGCGATGCCTGTTGGGAATCAGCCACCAGCATCGGCATGACGTTCTTGGGGTACTTCTTCACCAGGTATTCGCCATACGACCTCGAGGAATCGGGCGGCGGCTCCTTGTCTCCCACGACATACGTTGACCAGAACTCCCTGGCCCTCTCGAGGATCATATTCTCGAGCTCCATGTCCCGGTGCAGCCGGTAGACGCGGAAATCGCTGGTCCCGAACAGGACCGCAACATCCCAATCGTCGTACCCCAGGAGCGCCATATAGGTTGCCACCTGGGTTGTGTAGTACAGCGGGATCTGGTCCGTCCCGGGCTCCCCCCATGTATGAGCTATCGCCGGATCCGCGGTCTTGATCTCGAGGCCCTTCTTCTGGCCGGCGATCAGGCGATCCGGCGTACCGACCAGGGGAGCGTCCGGATGGGTATAAAGCCCGTCTACCTTCAAGAGCTTCACGCCTTCGCGCTCCGCGTAGATTTCCGCGATGGGACCCTCGAACTTCCGGCCAATCTGGAATCGGAGATTGTCCTCCTTCTCCTTGGTGATCCCCTTCTTCCTGGCCCATACGTCAGCGGGACCCTCCCAGGGGGAAACGCCCAGGATCGCGGCCATCTCGGACCCGCCGATGCCGACCATCCGTGCTTTTAGCCATTCATCCCGGTTCATTCGTCATTCTCCTTCGGATCCCCCACTCGAACATAAGTGGCATCGAAGATATCCGGCTTGCAGGGGTAGAATTCTCCCTTCTCGCCCTTGATGATCCAATCCCCCAGGTTCGCCTCCATGACGCCCTCGAGGGTTTTGATGCAAACAATTCGGTTGTAATCTCTCAGCTCAATGTCCGGATTGGTCATCGTGAAATCGAGGACCGCTTTGAGGTTTTCTTTCGTATGCTGAACCGCCTCGATTACGACCGGCTTCTTTCTGTAAAATGGCATGGGCTACCTCCCGATCTTTCCAAGCCGCGCCGGGGTTGCTGGATTTTTCTCCGCTTGGATCCCCAGGGCCTTCTCTATGGGCCGCAGCTCATCGTATATCCCCTCGATGTTCCGGCCCGTACTGTAAAGCGCTGCGTGGATGGCGCCGAAAAAACCCCCGGAAGAAGGGGAAGGCGCATTTTTATCCGGATTTTCAGCAATCGCCCCGATCATGCACTCCCGGATATTGGATACGCGCATCAGGATTTCATGGATCTGCGACCGTTGCCGCTCCGCTTCCTCCACCAGCGTTTCCGATTTACTGCGCTCTCTTGAGATCACTTCTCCGCTCATTTCTTCCGCTCCTTTTTCATCTTCCGGTAGATCGCCCGGGTGCAATTCACGTTCACCAGGGCGCCGTTTGGGAATCTCCGCAGCCGGCGCTCCGGGAGCTTCACGGTGATCCGCTCCGCGGCTTTCCGCAGCGCCTTTGCAACCTTCCCCCTCATGCCTCTCTCCTTTCGTTCTCGACTCGCCTCCATTTGCCGGCTTCTGTGCAGAAATGCCTCGTCCCGTCCTCATTTACGGCGTGTCGTTTCTTCTCGATCGGGTGCGGGATGACGTAGATGGCGTCCGAACAGGACCGGCATTGGACCGGCTCCGTACCCCCGGGGATCTCGTACTTCAAGATCGGCTGGTTCATTCATTCCCCCTTTCCGGCGCCAAGCGCCTTCATTTTGAACCCGCCTTCTGAAATCACATTGAAAACCGTTTTGCCGGGAGCGACCTGGATGTAGGGCAAAAACACTTCTTCTGGCTTCGCCATTTGAAGATCGACAAGCGCCATCTGCGCTCGAATCCAAGCGGCCAACTGCCTCCAAACGATGCGGGTTGCCATCTCATTTATCTTTTCATCGTTCTGCCTCTGTCGCGGCCCCAATTCCTTCTTGATGAGCGCCTTCATCGGGCCGACCCGCGCTGGCAGCTCGACCGGGAGCATGACCCCGTTTACGTCGATGGAGAAATACAGGCCCAGGAGGACTTTCCCGGGACCCCAATCCTGGCGTACTTGCGTGGCTCCGCGCATGGTGATTTCCTCGATGATTTCCTGCACGGACTTGGACGGCGAAACGGTTGTATGTTGGAGATAGATTCTTTTCACTCCTTCGTCCTTCCCGTTTCTTTCAGCGGAAGATGGATCTGCTGTTCCTCGCCGGTCATCCTCCGCGTCTCGATGATCTCCTGCGTGTCCAGGCGCATGAGGATCATCTTCCCCGTAGGCGTAGGACTCCATTCGCAATCAACGTCCCGGAATTCCCGTTTGTTGGTGACGCGCTCCGCGTAATCCCGGCAATCAGCGATACAGCGATCGAGCTTTCCCTTCAACCCGGACACGGTAGATTTTTTCTCGTCCTCGAGCTGCGCTTGGGAAGCGGTCATTCGGGCCAGCTCCCCGGCGCGTTGTTTCACTTCATCCTCCGTGAGCTTCACCAGCAACGAGCGCGTGATCTTGTCACTCATTTCTTGGCCCTCGCTTTCGGTTCGACCAGGTTTATCTTCCGGACATACTTCCTTTTCTTCTCCGCGGCGGGATTCGGGATCGCGGGATCCCCCAATTCGATTTGTTTCGGGCCGGTGAAGATCAGGGTATCTCCGTTCCGATCAACAATCGTGAGGGACAGGATGACGCGGCCGCTGCTGGCGTATTGGAGCTGGCAATTCACTCCCCCGCCCTGGCGGTATTCCTCGAGCAGCCGCTCCTTGACGGCCTCGGTGATCGTCTTGTTCATCAGGAGCGTCATACATTGGCCGTTTCCCGATAAGTGGTCGATGCCCCTCACTTCCATACCAATCGCCTTGAGGTTGAGGCTGAAAGACTCTCCCTTTCTCAATATGGCATCCGGTGGGAACATGGTGGCGAACATCCTTTCTGCGACAAACGCCGCGAATTCGTTTTTCATGCGCTGCATGAGTACCAGCCGCGGATCTCCTACCCTCAAAATTTCCATCCCCCTCCCTGGCTCCGGAACTTGGCTGCATCCGGACAGGTTGCAAAATGGCTTTGACCATCAGGGTTGAGGGGCATCTTCTTCGATGGGTCCCTTGGCCGCGGGACGAAATAGATCGGCGCCCCGCAGCTCCGGCATGGGACCATTGGGGTTCCCGGGGGGATCTCGAATTTCAGCAGCGGCTTTGGCATCCTGTTCCTCCATTTCCTTGTCTCGTTTTCGCTCGTATTCCTCATCCCCCCAGGCCGCGCAAGCCTCACAATGATGGCAACCGAATCGCCCGGGCTTCCCGCAGCTCCCCTCGGGATCCACTTCTCCCTCGTCCTCAAGCTCGGGGGGATCCATGATCCACCTATCGAGCGCTTTCCGTTCCTTCGCGCTCAATCCCATTGTGGCCTCCAAGTTTTTTCCATTCCTTCACCTTCTCCGGGGATCCCCAGGCCGCGGCCGGCGCCTCGCTGTACCACCAGGAGACAATTTTGGGGAGTAGGATGATGTTGTACTGATCGGCCCTGGCGCAAGCCTCGGTGAGATCATTCCGGATGACGGCTTGCAGGAAATCACCCGGAAGGATGCCGTCCTCGATCCAGCGCTTTGCTCCGTCCCGGGTCCCGCCCGGGTAGCTTTCGTAGTCGATCATCTCTCGTTTTTTCCTCCTTTCATGGGGTGGATGTTCATGGGAGAATCACGTTATGCGATCCTGAAAAGGTTGTCAAGGGATAAAACTTGACTTTGAGGAAAAACAATGTAGGATAACCGTCATGCCAAAACTATATATTTCCAACAAAACCCGCAAAGCCTTACTGGAAGCGGGTTTTCCAATTCAATCCATCAATAACTGGAAGTCCGGAAGGCATAAGCCCTCTCGATTGGCAAAAAACGCGATTGAAAAGATTATTTCTCTTGAGCGTTCCAGGAAAGAGAACAACCCGGCATGACAAACAATGCGACTGTTGGCTTCCAAAAACTCACCAGGCGAGACACACCACCACCAAGCGCGGGTATTTATATCATTTATCGTGGCTCCAAGGTTATTTATGTCGGGAGAGCAAAAAATCTTCGCAAAAGGATTAACTGCCATCTTTTGTGCCGGCTTCGAGGGTTTTCCACTCATATCAAAGAAACAAATAATGGCGTCTTGCTGGAATCGGAATTGATTGACCGATATAACCCCATATTAAACAGGTCGGCCGGTGGGGGATGTTTGCGTAGATACGGGGGGTTGGGACAGTTAAAGAAAATGGCGATGAATAATTCCATGTCATTAACCGCTATCGGTTTACATTTTCATGTTCAAGATCAAACGGTATTGAATTGGTTAAATAAATATAATCTCGAACGCCGCTATGTAAATAAACAGGAGAAGAATATCCCATGAGAAAAGCCAAGCGAATCGCCGGCTTGTAATAGGGTGCAGGATTTACGCCTCGACTTGGGATTTGCGGATCACCCCAAGACACAGAAATTGTGCTTAAAGCTCGGCGCCGATGGGCTTCTGTGCCTACTTCGACTATGGGCGTTTTGTGCCAGCAAGCGACAAAAGGGCAAGCTGATCGGAATGTCCAGCTCGGACGTTGAAATGGCCGCTCGATGGACAGGACCCCCGGGAGCTTTTGCCGATACGCTTCTCGATCTCGGATGGCTGGACGTAGGAGACGATAATTGTCTCGAGCTTCACGACTGGCGCCACTATCAGGGATTTATATATTTTCACCAGGAAAGATCGGAACAGGCAAAAAAAGCCGCTCACGCCAAATGGCATCCCAAAAAAATGAAGAAACCCCTCGGCACTTGTTGTTTTTCTGATTGTGAAAATCCCGGCTCCCGCATGATCGGCACTCGTTTTTACTGCGACAACCCATCCCATCAGCCCGTGAAAGGATACGAATGACAGACAAGGCCGGAAATATGACCGTCGAAGAATACCGGAAGGTATCTCACAAGATCGCCAGCCGGCGCTCCCCCGGGACCCCCCACGGGGATCTCATCAAGTCGATCGTCCAGAACCTCGTTCTTATACCTGGCGTCATGGTCATTCAGCACAACACGGGCGCCTTGCGGGGGATCGGCCAGGGCGGGAAGGAACGGCTCATCCGATACGGGTATCCCGGGATGGCCGATTTATACGTTCGCGTGAGGCCCCGCGGGGGAGCTGGATTCTGGCGCACGATCTGGATGGAGTGCAAGGTCGCCGGCGATACGCAGAAGCCGGCCCAGGTCGGCTTTCAGGCGTCGATGGAGAAATGCGGCGATCAGTATTACATCATCCGTGAGACGGAGGAAGCCCTCGCCATCGTTCGATATGTCCGCGGGATAGAATAATAAAAAAAAGGCCGGCATGAGGCGCCGGCCGTGGGTTTACGGGTCCGCGTTTTTAAGAGGATTCGCTCCTGGGCTTTTCGACCTCGCCGGCAAACTGTTTCAGGCAGTTCTCTCTTACCAGACGGCGCAAGTAAGCCGTTTGCGTCATCCCCTCGTCGTTCGCCTGGACCCGGAGCGCTGCCAGCTCGGAATCGTTCAACGTGGTCGTTACGATATGCGGCCGGTTTTTCGTTTTCATCGTCATATTTTGGATCTCCTTTTCAGCTCGGCGTCAACCTGTAAAACTTCATGGAGCCACCAATCCCAACAACACCCCCGCTATACTGAAGCCGATCAACGCGATCCCTATAGCAACAAGGATTAAATAGTCTTTCAAAGTAGCCCTCCCCCTTCCTTCGCGGTAGGAATCCTCGATCACCCGCTGGATCCTCGATTGTCGGTAGCTCACGGCTTTCTCCCTTTCACTTCCTCGTTGTTTTTCTTCACGGCCGCGTTCCACGGTTCTTTGAATTTTCCGAAAAACCGGCTATTGATGTAGCGGTCCTGTCCTTCTGAGTCAATCATTCGGGCATATCCCCCGGGCTTTGGGGGCGTACACCTGGCGCAAACCCGCTCTGGCGTACATTTGCACTTGGGATCCGCGATTCCCTGAAATTTCGGACTCTCGGATTTGTCTTTCATGGAGCTTTCTTCCTTTCCCCTGGTATTGTCCACGGCCCGACCTTTGCGCCTGGGGCCGCTTTCCTTTCGACCTCAGCAATCAGCTCGTCCTGGACTGATTTTGGTATTCCCTTTCGAGTCCACAGCTCCCGCAGCTCGACCTCGGGATCGCGTTCCCGGCTCATGGCTTCACCCCCGCGGCTTTCCGGTAGCTCTGCCATATCACGTTGTATTCGGATCCGATAGCCGCTCTGGTCGGCAGATCCGGCTTGGGTAGCTCGTTTTCTTCCTCGTACTCGATCATGGCAAACCCCGGGGATCCGCAGAATTCCCGGGCGGTCGCCATCGCTTGAGCGCAAGCTTTTATATGCTTCAAGTCCCTGGGGGCGCTAATAATTCACCGTCGAATATGTCCTGGCACTTGGCGCAACGGATATCGACCGTGATCCCGTCCGGTTCGCACGTTATCACGGCCTGGTCGTTTTCCGCGTCCGTCCCGCGGAGGATCTTCGCGCAATCGCGGCATTGAACGGCCTCATCTTCTCCAAGGGTGTACGTTGCGGTCGCGGCGCTCATATCGTTCCCCCTTCAACTTCCTGGATGGCGGCGAGTCCCGCCGCGATAGCGGCGTCTGCCTCATGTTGATTGCAGTTGATCCCCCAACGCTTGTGTACCATCGCGCAATTCTCATACAGGGCCTTCAACGCCTCGAACAGTTTCGGCGCAGCGGCGTGAAGCGGACAGAAAATGAAGCTTGATCCCTCGACCCGACAGGCGCAATTCTCGTTTGATCCTGGCGCGTGTTTCATGACGTTCCCCCTTCCTGTTCGATTTGAAAGATTTCCGAATCCAGCTCCCGCACGGTCGCGGCCAAGTCTTCATGCTCCCAGGACGCCACAACGGATTTCCCCGCGGCCAGCAACCCGCCGGCAAGGGACCGGATGACACAAGCGCGGTGGTAGTAGACTCGTTTCATGAAATGGGAATGGTACAGCATGACCACGGCGGCGCCTTTGTCGATCTTCTGATGGCACTCCTGGCACGTTGCGCGATTCGACACGGCTTTTGTTTTCATGTAGCTGATATCCCCCATTTTCAGTCCCCCTTTCAGGTTAAGAGTTTGATCGCCAGCTCTACCAGGTGCGCCCGATCCTGTTCCGTGCCTTTCATTTGCGAATAGTGCCGGTTCGCCAGCTCGGACCATTTGGTATCGGCGCCCAGGATCTCGATCCTTGCGTAGCTCTGAAAGTCATAGCTATCGCTGTAAATCTGGATGCGGAGCTTCCGGAATGCGGCCGAATTTCACTTCACCCGTACCAAATTGCACCTTCACCCTGGGACCGCGGAAGTAAACCGCAAATTCGTTCACCAGATTGGATGGATCGAATTTGGCCCCGTACTCGGCGCGTTTCCGCTTAAGATACTCGGCGTATTCGGTCATGGCTTCTCCCCCCTCAATTTCTCGCGTAGGATCGCCTCGCGGGTTTCCAGGCATATATCCGTAGCGCAATCGTCTGTTGCGACCGGCGTGGCCCCCTTGCGAGGCCAGGAGCGCCATTCCTCGGGCTGGCTGCACCCCTGGGACAGGATGAGGATGACGCAAACCAACCAAAACAGAAGCATGACCGCTCGAACGGTCCATTTCCAGATAGTTTTTCTCATTGTCCTGGGCCTTTCGGGATGACGATGTATTTACGGGTTTGATAGTGCTTGAAATAGTGAGCGGCCGGCATTGAGTACATATACATATAAGGATCCGGATCATGGCCGGCCTTAATAAGCAGATTCCAGGCGGTAGTAAATTCGATATCGCCGCGTTCAAGTAAGTACATCCCCGCAGGGGCGTCTTTATAGGTTGGGGTTATCATCGGCTTGGCCCCTCGTAGTAGTTACAGCCAGGATCCGGACAGCTCGTACCGTAATCATCTTTCGGGCCGGCGCATTTCTCGCAATACCGGATACCGCAGCAATCGCAGCGGAATTTCGACCAAGCATCGGAACAGCAATCGCAAAGGAATTTCGGCCGCGGGGGAACGGGAACGGGCGGCGCCTCGGGGAATCCGAACCGGCCGGCTCTCAACGTGCGAGGGGCTTCCATTGGGTTTTCCGTTTCTCCGCGTGGTCGAGGATGCGCGGCCCCCTGGTAGCTGCGGGTTACTTGCAGGGACTCCATTCGATACCGCCGGCGCCGCTGCGGTCGGTTTTCACGAATCCGATTTGATGCTGCTGGTCGGTGTTCGGCCGGATCCATGCCCGGGTTTCCAACAGCGCCGGCCCCAGGGCGCCGCGGTCCAGCGCGACCCCCGTGAGCGTCATAACGGGCGCTTGGCACTCATCCGGCGCCCCCCGCTGGAACACTCGGACGATGTACCCGCCATCCTTCGACCGCGGCCCCCCCTCGAACGTATGGCGCCGGCCGTCGATCTCGACCTCGATCTAGAAATTTCGGACGGTCTTGACCTTCCTTGTCTCGCTCATCATTTCACCCCCTTGAACGGATAGCGGGACCCGCGGTGTTCCTCGGTAAGCTTCCATCGTTTTCCCCCTTCAAGAATTTGTGTCCCTACCCTATATAGGTGAGAAAATCGTACCAATTTCTGTGGATAAAATCTGTGGAATTCTTTT